CACCATATTGATACTCATCAAGGCAATCATCGCCTATCAATAATATTTTGAATGGTACTTGTTGTTGAATGTTCTGTTTTGTCATAAAATAATATCTCCTTACACATCGATTGTCCGATTATTGGTTTTCCTATGTAATCGGAACCTTTAACCATAATATCTGGTTCATATAATTTAATCTGATCAATTAAATTTTGTTCACTATCAAACATCCAAACCATATCAACACATCTTAATGCACACAACATTCTTATTCTGTCGTATTGATTATTGATTGGTCTAGACTCACCCTTTAATTCTTTTACTCGCCCATCACTATCTATACAGACCAACAACTGGTCACCGAGACTTCTAGCATATTCTAAAAGTGCAATGTGTCCGACATGAAGTATATCGAACGTACCATTGACAATTATTTTTTTACCAATCGCCATTGTCAAACCACACACGTATAGTTATAGGTAAAAATTCTAAAATAAAATAATCGACTTCCCAAATTTCGTTTGTTGATTTAAAACCACAATTAATTCTCCAATGAAGTGGATTTAATTTAATTGTGATATTCGCTCCAGAATATCTTATCCAATTGTAAATAGTTTGTAACATTTTTTTATTCCGGTAAATACAAGTAATCGATTCCTGACCTATTCACGGTACTAATCGCATCTTCAAGTGTTTCGACCAAAGGTTCTCCAGCCAAATTGAATGAAGTATTGAATAGAATAGGTGTTCCTGTTCTTTTATAAAATTCTTCAATCAATTCATAGAAGTGTTTATTTTGTTCTCTAGTGACTGTTTGTATCCTGCAAGTATTATCAACGTGAATAATTGATGGTACTTCTTTGATTGCTTTTTCTTTTGCTTTAACAGCAAAAGTCATGTAAGGAGATTCTTTTATGGTCAACATTTCAAAGTAATCATGTACATGTTCCAACATGATTGTTCCAGCAAAAGGCCTAAACCATTCACGTTTTTTGATACCATTAATAATGTCTTTACCATTTGCATTTCTAGGATCAAAAAGAATCGACCGATTACCTAGAGCTCTAGGGCCCCATTCGGAATGTCCTTGAAATATTGCAACTACTTTTTGATCAATCAAATGATCAACTGCTACAGTTTTGTTCGTTATATTAACCATTTTTATACAACCACAAGGCTGCTCCTATAGAAGTACTGCCGTCATGTGCAATAGGATCTACAAAAAAATTATAATCAGGAAATGCTTTTACGTATTCATAATTGTTTACACAATTTAAAGCATATCCTCCAGATAAAACAATATTTTTACAATCGGTATACGAGATTGCTTTTTTTATAAGTTTAAAGGTATCTTTTTTTGTTGATATTTGTAATTGTTTTGCCAAATCTTCAGGTCTTGTACCAGTTTCATTTCCATAACTAGATAGTCCCATAGTTTTGCCTGCTTCAGACCCATTACCTAAACCTATTTGGTTTGTTAAATGAGAGAATTTAGCGCCACTACTTATTTCAGAAGAAAAGCATACATCTACACCATCAATAATTTCGTATTGTGGGCGAACAATGTCTTCCGGTACTCGAACCCATTTTGCGTTTGACAAATGTTGATATAGAGGTTTACTATATTTTTTTGATTTATTTAAATAATAAAAGCTTTCAATTTCGGTGTAATAAGGTTTATGAGAAAAGTATGGTTGGGCTCCAGATCCATCCATAACTATACATAAAGCTTCATCAAAATTTGAAAAATGAAATCCACAATGAGCATGATACAAGTGATGATGTTCACGATAAAAGTGATATTCTGGATTTCCAGATATTTGTTGAAATATTTTATCATTAACAATTTTATCACGATCTTTTGTTATGTCTCCATCAAATGCAAATCTAAGTCTCCTATCATAGGAAGCAAAAATGACTTTATCATAATTTCCTGTGGCATACTTTTTTATTGAAAGAAATTCAATATCTGAATTGGCTGTTGGATGATAATTTTTTATTTTATTAAATCTATCTTCTTCCAAATAAAAATCAATTTTACCATCAGTGACTTGGCAAATTGAAGCGTTATGTGAGGTACTGATTGCTAATATTTTCATCTGACATATTCCAAATTATCTTTACGCATATAATGTAATGTTTGAGTTTGGACTCCTGGTAAGTTTTTTACTACAGGAACAAAAGTGACACCATCAATTTCTTTAGATGGCCAGTGGGAGTATGTATAAAAGGTATCCAGGTTCGTGCGAGAACGAACTTTTTTTAGGACTTCTTTGGGATTTTGGGTCAATTTTTTCATAATCACTGGAGTATAACAAAAAAATAGGGAATTGTCAACAATCCCCTATTTATTTACCACTTATTTGTTTTTAGGAAAATTTAGATTTTCCCATTCTTCGTCAGATACGGGCCACCAACTACACATATCAGACCCCACGGGTGCGATAAGCGTATTCAGTTTGCATCTTACGAACTTCCAACCAAGTATGATAAAGATTTTTAAGAAGGTTTTTCATTATTCGTTCTTTTCTTTAATTGTAATTTTTTTAATTGCATCTTGAGCTTTGATCATGTTCTCTAACCAAACCTTAAGCATGCCATTTACCAATTCTGCATCTTTAATTTCAACTTTATCAGCTAAAGTAAAAGTGCGTTCAAAAGAACGATTTGCAATACCTTTGTATAGATAATCAGTTTCCGGATCATCCTTTGTTGCACCTTTGATGACTAGTTTGTTGCCATCTAGTGTCATTTCAATATCAGATTTTCCAAATCCAGCAACAGCCATTTCAATAACATATTTGTTATCTTTGACTTGTTTGATATTGTACGGAGGATACCCAGCAACCTTTGCAGATTGTTCCGCAATTTGTTTGAGTGTGTCTAGAGTGTGATCGAAACCGACCGTGAATGGTTGAAATTGACCAAAAAGGTCTTTACCGAATACATCTTTAATGTAAGTCATTGCTTTCTCCTTAGTTAAGCGAGTTTTAAAAATTGCCGCCTCGATGAGCACGGCACCATAATTATATTAGTATTTATACTAATGTGTCAATAAATCCAACACATTAGTTAGATGTTTACCGGATTAAGATTCTTTTGCAGGACCTTTTTTACCAATTTGGTATTTTGGTACTAATTCCCACTTGTCTTTTTCTTTGTGTGGAATAATTTTTATTTGTGATAGGAAAATTGGAGGTGGGTTTTCAATTTTCTTTGCGTCCACAATACCCACAAGACCCCAATCTTGTAATAGTTTAGCAATTGCATTTCTGCGAGACAAATCGTTTTCGGAAATGTCAGTTGGTTTGCCATCTAAAGCAAACAATTCTTTAAAATGTACGATGTAGTACTTGCCTTGTTTGTGTAAAATATGGCAAGATTGGTATAATATGTTTTCTTTTTTTGATGCGACACCAATTCGTGTTAACGTTTCACGAACTTTGAGAAAATCGTCTTTTTCTTTTAAAGTCACTTCAACTAAGTCTGTAATATTAATCATCACTTTGTTCCGCCTTTATCTGTTTTTTTTCTTATTTCAGCGAGTTGTTCTTCATTAAGAATACGCAGAGCTTCTTTGGCCTTCTCATTTGAGTAACCAAAATAAGTTTTAACGGATTCTATGTCTTTATCGGTTGATGATTTCTGCCACGGTTGAAATTTCCGCTTCATCGACCTTATAGTATTTAGAAGATAGTGATATTGTAGATCCTTGTCTAGATGTGGATGAAGATTAATTTCATTTGCATATAGAACACAATCCATGTGATACGACAACGCACGGTTGACCAGGAAAGGATGATAGTCCTTTAAATCTAAATCATCATAGATTACAGATTTTTTAGTTGTGAGTATGGATGGAATGATTTCTTTGAATAAGTCCGGCATTACTTAAACTCACAGTCCACCATAATCTCGGTCAAACAAGCAATCAAGTTAATCTCAGAATCAGCAACAAAAGCTACTTGATACTGATACTTAGCGAGAATAAGAACCAATGCGGGTACGGTGTCTGGTTTCAATAGTTCATACAGACCATCATATAACTTACGGAAGATTCGTGCAGGATCGTTGTCCAAGTTGTTAGTGACCCATTTACGACATGATGCAAAGTCTTTTTCTTTCAAGGCCTTAGTGAGTTCATTTAATTGAATATCACTTACTGCTGCAAGAATGCCTTTGTCGATAGTGCCAGATACCGCATATCGTTGAAGTTCATTTAGAATTCTACGATTATCGGGAAAGTGTTTGGTGATGACGGCAGCAACCACTTCTTTATCATAAGTGATGTTTTCTTCACCGAGTATCCATTCTACACGTTTGAAAAACTGTGCAGCCAGTTTGGCTTTCTGACCGTTAACTCGAAAATCGATGACGGTACAACGAGAATGTATTGGATCAATAATACGATTTTTGAAGTTACAAGTAAAGATAAAGGAACAATTACTTGCAAATTCTTCAATAGAAGCACGTAGAATAGCCTGTGCATTAGGCGTTAGATAATCTGCTTCATCAAGAATAATGACCTTGCGGCCACCCATCAAGCTTACCGATGAAGCATAGTTTTTAATTTTGATACGAATGGTATCAACGCCATTCTCATCCGAACCATTGATAACAATATAGTCACAACCAACTTCTTCGCATAATGCTTTGGCAATTGTGGTCTTGCCTACACCAGCACCACCCGAAAGAAGAAGGTTGGGTATTTCTTTTTTGTTAACATATTCCTGAAAGGTGTTTTTAACCAGTTCAGGCAAAATACAGTCTTGTACTTTAGAGGGGCGATACTTCTCCACCCACAAAACATGATGTGTCATTCAAAATTCCCATAATATAAAAAAAATACAAAACTAAATCAATTTAATGCACAACCTAAATTGTGCATGTCTCAAGTTTATTGGATATTCAATATTGAAACAACTTCGAGTTGCGTCTGACTAACTGCCCAACCACCATTAACTAAGTTAACAATAGTTTTTCCTGCCATTTCACCATCAGCTGCCTCAAAAACAGCAACGACATGTTGCGGATTGATAGCGATAGGTTGGTCTGTAGTTGCTTCATTAAGATATACGAACATGTTTTATTCTCCAAATTTTGAATCTTTAGATTCGGTTGCGACCCAATATTGAATATCTACATTCTTATTTTTGAAAGATGCAAGACCCTTTGAAGAAATCTCAACATCATAAGAACCAGAAATCATTTTTAGGTTTTCGGTCAAAAAGACCATTTTAAATTTATTGTCGTTACCATCAGCAACTTCAATTGAATTCGTGTGTGCAGAATCATCTTTTGCATTAAAAGCAGTTAAACAAATCTTGTCACCGGTAGACTCAACAGCAATATTAGGTGATTGAAGAATGTTTGCACTTTTTAGAATGGAACCAAAATCTTCTTCTGTTAGTGTAAAAGCGATATCAACTGATGGCAAACTCAAAGCCTTATCAGGTGCGGTTACAATCATTTCTCTGGCAGTTTTTCGATACTTGGCTTTGCTGCGGCCAGATTTAAAGATGATATTAGATTCATCAAAATCAACTTCAGTATCTTTGTTTAAGGAATGTACATTTAAAAATTGATTCAAATCGTACACACAAAAGTCTTGTGGGAACTCATCTTTAAGTGTGGCTTTTGCCAAAACAGTTTTACCTGATGAGATTGTGGTAAGTTTATTACCTTTTTTGAATTCGATGCCAGAATTGATTCCTGCAAAGTTTTTCAAAACGGAAAGGGTTTCATTAGAAAGTTTCATTTATTACTCCATTATATAAAAACATTTGTATCATACACTTGTTCAAGTTCAACGTCAATACTTTCTTTGGAATACTTGACATCATGTTCATACAAAAACATTAAACAACACATAGCATGTGCTAAGTGATGTAATCCTGATTCCGGATCAATTTGTTCGCCTTGTTTCCAGGACCAAACATGTCGTTGTAGTGCATCAAAGTACCTGCGTTTTGATTCAGGTACTTTTTGCCAATTATCACGCTCATATTTTTGAGCTCCAAAGGTGAGAACTTTTACAGTTTCTTCTAGTGCAAGTGGTGGGAGCAAACCATACTCTAATTTGCCTCCATCAAATTTACGACCTTTGGTCAATTCAGACATTACATCTCACCAACAAAATTTGCAACTGCTGGCATATCTCCTTGGAAATGATATGTACCAATGTGTGATGTTTTCATCCAAGGACACAAGAAGATTTCTCCACCAATTTTACGCCACATCTGGCAGAACATGTAATCTTCTGAAAGATAACGTTCAGAACCACCACCTGTAATAGAATCTTTAGTGTCGATTACAGTATCAAA